CGCATCCGAGCCGCACGTCTTGGGATCGTACGGCAAGGAGTTTGGAGATGCGATCCTTCCGGGCAAAGCGAAAGTTGGTGAACCACAGTTTGAGCCTGCAAAGGAACAGGCTCGACGTATGGAAAAGTGCATCCACGATCAACTCCTCGACTCGAATGCTGTCAACGTATTTCGCAAGGCGATCTTCGAATCTGCCCTGCTCGGTACGGGTATTGTAAAGGGTCCGTTCAACTTCCACAAGCGTGTTCACAAGTGGCAGCGAGGGGAAGAGGGAGAGCGATCGTACGCGCCGTACGAAAAGACGGTGCCGCGTATCGAAGCCGTATCCGCGTGGGACTTCCACCCTGATCCGTCAGCAACCTCGATAGAGGATTGCGAGTACGTCATCGAGCGTCACCGCATGAACCGTCAGCAGCTTCGTAGCCTGATTATGCGTCCGCACTTCGACGCGCAAGCTATTCAGGAGTGCCTTGCAAAGGGGCCGAACTACGAGGATAAGTACTACGAAGACACGATCCGCGAAGACGAAACGGAGCCGTACGTAGCCGAGAACCGGTACGAAGTTCTCGAATACTGGGGCGTCTTGGATGCTAAATTCGCTGATGAGGTGGGCATGGAAGAGGCCCGCGACATGTCCGAGTTCGATCAGATACAGGTCAACGTCTGGGTGTGTGGCAACATGGTTCTTCGTTGTGTCGTCAACCCATTCACTCCGGCACGTATCCCGTACCAAGCGTTTCCGTTTGAGATCAACCCGTATCAAATTTGGGGTGTGGGCGTTGCGGAAAACATGGAAGATGCACAGATGCTGATGAACGGCCACGTGCGTATGGCAATCGACAACCTCGCTCTCGCCGGTAACTTGGTCTTCGATGTAGACGAAGCGTCGTTGGTTCCCGGACAGAACATGGATATCTTCCCCGGCAAGATATTCCGTCGTCAGTCGGGCGTCACGGGTACGGCCATCAACGGCCTCAAGTTTCCGAACACGGCACCTGAAAACATACAGATGTACCAAATCAGTCGCCAACTAGCCGACGAGGAGACGGGCATCCCGTCGATCATGCACGGTCAGACAGGCGTAACCGGCACCGGACGTACGGCAGCAGGACTGTCGATGCTCATGGGCAGCGCGGGCCTATCGATGAAGACGGTCATCAAGAACATCGACGACTACCTCTTGAAGCCTCTCGGTGAAGCGTACTTCCAGTGGAACATGCAGTTTAACGACGATGCAGAGGACGTAGAGGGTGACTTGGAGATCAAGCCTCGTGGTGTAGCAGCAGTTATGCAAAAAGAGGTACGCACTCAGCGCCTGACCTCTCTCTTGCAAACCGTCTCGAATCCGATGCTAGCCCCGTTTGTGAAGCTGCCAAACCTGATGCGAGAGTTGGCAATCGCACAGGATATCGATCCGGACAGCCTCGTCAACAATGTCAACGAAGCACAAGTATACGCACAGATGTTACAAGGAATGATGCAAGATGCTCAACAAGCAGCAGGCGCAGAAGCTGGCGGCGCTCCTCCACAGCAAGGAATGGCCCCTAATGGAGGAGTATCTGGCGGACCTCCGGGAGGTGACGATTCAGGCCGTGGTAATGGCACAATCGGAGTCGGAGTTGCGCCAAATGCAGGGGAAGCTGGCTTTACTGGAAATGCTCCTCAAGTTGAAGAGTAATCACGAGGCAGTAGTGAGGAACGATGGCTAAACAAACGTACACAACTGATGAATACCAGTCACAGTTTGTAGACTTCTACAACTACGGCGGTATCGATGTTAACGTAGCTGCAGCAGCAGGGGAAGAAGAAAAGAAGGAAGAACTTCCGAACGTCCTCACACCTGTGTCTGCACGCGGTGGCGGTGGTGGAGGTGGTAGCTTGTTTTCTCAAGTTCCTATCTCCGGAAAAGAACTTCAACGATTCGGGACTGAAGACTACGTCGATTACATTAAAAATTTTGATACGGGAAAGAAAGTAAATTTAAGTGACGATGGCTTTCAAAAATACTTAGAAGCGAATGCGGGAGCATCGATAGCCGGATTAACGATGGGTCCGGTAGTTGGCGGCTTGGCATACGGAGCGGCCTCTCTCGCACGGAAAGAGCATCGCAAGAATGCCGAAGCTATTCAAAGTACGGGTGGTGGCTCTGGTGATATGTTCAAGTTCAACAACCAGACAGTCAGTCGCGCACCCGGCAGTAAAATTTTTACAGGCAACTTGGGCGGCTTGAGTCAAGCGGACATGTACCGTAGTCGGGAAATAGCAAAAAACTTTATTCCGGGAACTATGCAAGAAATTCCGGGTGCTGGCAGAAGAGGACAGGACACGAGACGTTCAATCTCTGGTCTATCTGGTGTGACAAGTGTCGAAGGTGCAATCATGGATGCGTTTGGCACGGCACACAGCGGGCAGCGTGACGAGTCTGGTCATATGATGGTATCCGCCGGACAAGCACAGCGGATGCGCGAACAAGAGTTTCGCGATGTAGCGGCTAGAAACAACATTAACATTTCTGACTTGAAGGGGGCGGACTTCGTAAATGCGGCTGTGGCGTACAAGCAGCACGTAGACGGCGCTATGCGACAGGGTCGAAGTTTCTTTGCTAGAACGAGCGACATGTCTTCGGCGGATTACAACAATGCTCTAGATCGACGCCGAAATGTCGGGGCGGACTATCTGCGTAATAAGTATGGTGTTTCTACTCCTGTGGTAACAATCAGAAGCAATTTTAGGGTGCAACCGAACGATCCAGCCGGGGATGATCCGGGAATTCAAACTAGCTTGCAAGAGAAAATAGCCGCAGCCCAAGCCCAAGCCCAAGAACAACGAAGACAACAGGAAGATCGAGACTCCGGTTTGGTAACGCCGGGAACAGACCCCACTTTCCCATCTGAAAATACCTATAAGCCCGAAACAAAAAATATGGCATCAGTAGATACTTACGGGGGATACAAAACAGTCGAGGATGACAGCGCAGGATTCGACTACAGCGGATTTTTTGATAGTCCTTCTCCTCAACCCGAAAGTAGAGTTACTACTGAAGATTTTAGTGGCAGACGTTCAGACCGAGACATGGATATGCGAGCTTCGGGTGGTCGCGTAGATATGCAAGCGGGTGGCGCAGCCCAACGTCCCGTCCCGGAAGCAGGCTTTGTGGCCGGTCCACCCGAGAACTTCACAGAGCGTGAGACTGTAGCTGACGATCAGAACGGAGCGGTTGCAGAGGGTACGTTTGTTATCAACGCGGCGGCTGTGGAGTTCGCCGGATCGAACGACATTCGCAAAATGATTTTAGATGCTTATTCGACTGCTCGTGAAAAAGGACTTGACATTGGCCGCGTAGATCGTAAACTATATGAAGGTACTGTGGACGTTGCTCTATCTAAGGGTGAAGTTGTCGTACCTCCTGACTTAGCCAAAATTATTGGCTACGACCGTCTCGAAAAAATCAACAATCGTGGCAAGAAAGAAGTCTCTCGTCGTCAAAAGAAGGCGAAGGGCGGCTTTATATCTTCATAAATTATTGAATATTCGCTGGCTACCCGCACAACGCGGCCCCAGCACAACCGGAGCGGCCACCCACAGCCAAGTGGCACCGCGAGTGAGGTAAATAAATGGCAAAGCGAGTAAAAGGCCATCGTGCCAACAAGCCGAACGATTCTTTCGGCACAGTAAACAGCGACACGCTGTATCGTGGTAATTATCGTGATGAAGTCTATAAAGACGAAGACGATGATGAATCTGACGAAACTATGGAAGCTCAAGATGCGGACCCCGAAGAGGCTACTCCCCAAGAGACAACGAGTTTTGTAGAACAAAAACAAGAACCAGACCACGACTACAAGAAACGATACGACGACCTAAAGAAACACTACGACACAAAGGTCAACGAGTTCAAGCAGGAAATCGCCGACATGAAGACGGCAATGCAAGCTCCTCAAGCACAGATGCCCGAAGGTGTAGCAATGCCCAAGACGCCGGAAGAACTGCAAGCATTCAAAGACCAGTACCCGGAAGTGTTCGAGGTCGTACAGACCGTTTCTTCACTCCAAGCTGAATCCCAG